GATAATTCATCAACTCTTTATCAATTCTTTTTAACTCAGCATGCAGATCAAGCAAAGAGCCAACGTGTATATTTAATTGCTCATTTATGCGCGCTTTACTCTCCTCTAACTGCACAACCCTATTTTTTATATGCCCTATGCAGGTACGCAAATCTATACGTATTTCTAAGGCATCATCTTTCAAAGACATATCATTTCTCCTAAAAATTAAAATAAAACAAAACTAGCATGAGCGTGTACATAACAATAAACGCTGACACCCACAAATAATTAGCAAACTGAGGGAAACGTCTTTTGTGACGTGTAGCCATCTTACGCATTGTCATTCTCCCTTCTATGTTTATCTTCTAGTGTAGTAGACAATAAGAACTCTAATTCTTCTGCCTGTTTTGGATTAGTGGCAATAAGTACATCCACAAACTTTTGAACATCTGCAATCATTACACTTCTCCCAATTTAAGCTCTAGATCATTTGCATCTTTGCGCAACTTCTCACTTACTGCGTTGTTAGACAATTGTTGCAAAGCAACACCCAACAGAACTAATTCGTGTTCTGAAACTTGCAAAGTAATATTATTCATTATTGCACCCCTTGTACTTTTGCAACTTCTTCTGCATCTTGGTGGTAATTAGAATCAGTAAGCGCTTCAACAACTGTTTCAAAGATAGCTTCTCTATCCCACTTGTTGAACTTAGAAACGATAAGACCTAGAACCTCTGCATCACTGACTTTAGAAGTTGTATAGGCTTTGCTTTTTACATCTGCAATTAAAGCAGGCATTACAAGGTTGATTAGATCGTCGCTTGTCATGTTAGTAGTATTGATTTTCATATTTATCTCCTTTGTTTATTTATCAATAGTTACTATTATAACTATTTAATCTTGTTGTGCAACCCATTTTGTACATTTTTTTATTTACTTTTTTTTCTTGTGACAGTAGACTGCGTAGATTAATTTAGATTTTTTGGTTAATTTTTATGGTAGACACCTTAACGGTTTTGGAACCGCACAATGACAGACAAGCCTAAAGCGCTCACAGGAGAGCTCGCAGAAGAGATAAGAATTAAGTTTGTACAGGGTATAGATACAGGCACAAGTGAGCGTAAATACTACACATTAGATGCATTGGCTTTAGAGTACAAAGTTTCAAGAAGTACGCTTTACAAAAAGGCACAAAGGGAAGGATGGAAGTCACAACAAGAAAGATTTAATGAAGAGTATCTACAAAAGCTAGATGCTACAAGACAGAAAGAGCTTGTAGAAGAATCTAAAAAGTTTGATAGCAGTGCTTTAAGTATTGCAAAAATAATACTCAATGAAGTTGGTTTGGCATTATCAGAGAACGCACAACACCGTGCAATGAATACAGGAAAGCCATTGCTGACAGCGCAACATTTACAACAACTATCACAAACGGCAGCACAAGCACAAAAGTTAGGGAAGTTAGCTTTAGGCGAGTCTACCGAAAACATGAAACTAAATGCAGAAGTCACAGACACAGATGCCTTCAGAGAAGCTATGGAATTGCTTGACGCGGTTGCAATCAGTCGCAGAGAAGCAGACGATAGCCCTATACACTGATTGGCTAAAGAAAGCGCGACCTAAACAGCTTTCCCCAAAGGAAGAACACTTTATCTGGTTAATACTGGCAGGTAGGGGTTGGGGTAAAACTAGAACAGGCGCACAGGACATAGCCATGTATGCTTTGCGTAACCCTAACACCATAAGCGCGGTAGTAGCGCCAACATTCGGAGATTTGCGCAGAGTTTGTTTTGGTGGTCCTAGTGGACTCAACTCTATAATTCCTGCAGAGTGTTATGACCAAAGCTATGGTACTAACGGTTATTCATCAAGCCTTGCAGAAATAAGACTATTCAACGGCTCTAAAATCGTAGGCTTTGCTGCAGTAAATCCAGAAAGGTTGCGTGGTCCACAGTTTCACAGAGCATGGTGTGACGAAATAGCATCTTGGTTTTATCCTGAATCTTTTGACCAACTTATGTTTGGTTTACGTCTTGGTGACAACCCACAGTGCGTGATAACCACAACACCAAAACCCACAAAATTAATAAAAGATCTAGTAGCTAGAGAAGATGTAACAATTACAAGGGGAAGCACGTTTGAAAATGCAGACAACTTAGCAGAATCCGCTTTAGAAATGATGCGGCAAAGATATGAAGGCACGGCTTTAGGTAGACAAGAATTATACGCAGAGATCATAGATAAAGTAGAAGGCGCTTTGTGGAATCCACAAATGATAGAAGAACAAAGGCTACCTGACAACGAAGAAAGAGAGTTACAAAAGATAATAGTTGCTGTGGACCCTGCTGTTACATCAGGGGAGAATTCAGATGAAACAGGTATCGTAGTGGTAGGCAGAGGGTATAATAACGAGTATTATGTCTTAGAAGATTTATCAGGTCGCTATACTGCAGACACATGGGCAAGAAAAGCAGTAAGAGCTTTTTATGACTGGCAAGCTGACAGAATAGTGGCAGAAGTAAACAATGGCGGTGATTTGGTGGAGAGATTATTAAGAGATATTGACAGCAATATACCTTATAGGTCAGTAAGAGCGACAAGGGGCAAACTCGTAAGAGCAGAGCCTATTGCAGCGCTTTATGAGCAGCAGCGAGTTCATCATATAGGTACATTTTCAGAATTAGAGTCACAGATGTGTACTTTCGTTGGAGAATTGAAACCTAGTCCTGACAGATTAGATGCATTAGTTTGGGGAATGACCGAACTAAGCATATCAAAAGGTGAAGTAAGTTGGAGGATTAGCTAATGGCTACACTACTAGAAAATATAAAAAGCGCTTTTACGCGCACACCAGAAAAGAAAGATACAGGCGGCATGGTCGGTTATTTTGGTGTAGGAACATCTAAAACAAACAATTATACGTATGCAGATTTAGCCGAAGAAGGCTATATGAAAAACAGCATTGTCTATAGATGCGTAAACGAAATAGCCAAAGGTGCTAGTGCAGTGCCATTTGTTGTAAAAGCAGGGGATCAGGTTTTAGATAGTCACCCTATCATCACCTTATTGAGCCGACCTAATCCTTTGCAGTCACACAGTGAGTTCTTCAACAGCATCTTTGGTTTTCTCTTACTAAGTGGTAACGCCTACATATTGAAAGTAGGTTCAGATGTAGGTGCTCCAAAAGAATTGCACCTACTGAGACCTGATAGAATGGTAATCAAAGGCGGCAGCAATCCTATACCAGACAGGTATGAATATGTACTAGGTGGCAGAGTGCAAGCATCATATGAGGTAGATGAAAGGACAGGCTTTAGTGAAGTAAAACATGTAAAGCTATTTAACCCTCTTGATGATTTTTATGGCTTATCACCAATGTCAGCAGCAGCCATAGAAGTAGATCAACACAACATGGCAGGTAAGCACAACATAAACCTGTTAAGTAACGGTGCAAGACCAAGCGGCGCAGTAATATTTAAACCGCAAGATGATGCAGGTATATCAGTTAATTTATCAGAATCACAAAGACAACAACTACTGTCTGATCTTAACAATAGATTTAGTGGCACAGGCAACGCAGGGAGGCCTCTACTGCTTGAAGGAGATTTTGATTGGAGAGAAATGGGGCTCAGTCCAAAAGACATGGACTTTTTAAACCTTAAGCACATGGCAGCTACAGATATAGCACTTTGTTTTGGTGTACCTAGCCAGTTAGTTGGTGTACCTGATGCACAGACTTATGCCAACGTAGCAGAAGCAAGACTTGCCCTTTATGAAGAAACAATCATTCCGCACCTCAGAAAAATAGAATCAGACCTCAATGAATGGTTGGTCCCAATGTTTGGTGACAACTTAGAATTCACTTTTGATATAGATAAAATACCTGCCCTAGCAGAGCGCACAAAGCGCATATACGAAAATATTACTTCAGCAGTAAGGGAAGGCATCATGACAAGAAATGAAGCTAGAGAAGCCATTGGACTGTCACCTATAGACGGTGCTGATGAACTGTACATATCTGCTACATTATTTCCGTTAGGCAGTGAAGGCGCTGAAGAACCAGAAAAACCTACTGAAGATGATGAGTTAGATGCTTATGTAGAGCCTGAAGAAGAAGATGAACTTGAGATGGAGTTTTTAGAAGAAGATGAAAAGGCTTTATCTGACATAAATACAACACCAACAGACGGCGTGGCAGCAGAAGCAAGGCGTGGCTTAGATTGGCGTAAAGAACACGGCAGAGGTGGTACAGCAGTAGGTGTTGCAAGAGCCAATCAATTAGTAAACAAAGAAAGACTATCTATAAGTACGGTTAAAAGAATGTTTAGCTTTTTCTCAAGGCATGAAGTTGACAAGCAAGGGCAAGGCTTTAGACAGGGGCAGGAAGGATATCCCTCTGCAGGCAGAATAGCATGGGCTCTATGGGGAGGTGATGCAGGATTTTCATGGTCTAGAAAGGTCAGAAACCAAATAGCACGTGAAGAAGAAAAGCTATATGCGCAAGACAACCATATTGATATAAAACTTGTTGAAGAAAAAAAAATAACAGGTGCAGTAAAAGAAGGTCTAAAAAAGAAAGTTGATGATCACAATGAAAAGCATGGTGACAATCCAACGAAAAGAGCCACCTTGCGAATGTTAGAAGCAGTATTTAGGAGAGGAGTAGGTGCTTACAGGACCAATCCTCAATCAGTAAGACCGTCAGTAAGATCACCTGAACAGTGGGCATATGCGAGAGTAAACAGCTTTCTAGCAGCACTGCGCACAGGAAGGTTTAGAGGTGGTAAGCATGACACAGATTTATTTCCAAAAGGACATCCATTGAGCAGTAAGTGATACCAAAACAAAAACAGTTTAGAAGTATTACAAGGGGCAGAATAAGCGCTCAAAGAGAAGCACGACGACAACAAGCTATACGCAACAATCTAGAAAGAAACATATATAAAAAGCTAACCAGTCTTTTTAGAAGGTTTGTGAGAACAAAAGCATATCTATACAGAGAGTATGGAGTGTTTGAATTAAACACCGCTATACAGGATTTGAACGAAGAATTGCTTCCTGTTATGTCACAACACTATAGGCGTATCTTTAGAACTGTATATAACGCAGCAAACGAAATACATGAACGCGGCACAAAAGAAGATGAAGTTTTTGTATTAGGCACAAGCATAGACTTTGAGGCTTTAGTGGCTGCTTTCTACACAGGCAGAACATTAGTTTTGTCTGGTGTGTCACAAAGAATTGCAAATAGAGTAAACAGAATTATCACTAACGGCAGAACAGAAAACCTTACCTTAGATCAAATAGCAAGAAACATTAGTACACAAGTAGTGCCAATCACTAGAGCAAGGGCAGCTACAATTGCAAGGACAGAAACACACAATGCAGCAAGCTATGCAAACCACACATATTATGAAAACGTACAAGATAACTTAGGTTTAAGCATGGTTAAGCAATGGGTTGCTACAAGTGATGCGAGAACAAGATCAGCACATAGTGTTGCAAACGGACAACAAAGACCTATGAATGAGGACTTTATTGTAGGGGGTTCTGCTATGGGTTACGCAGGTGATCCAAAGGGCGGTGCTAAAAATGTAATTAATTGTAGATGTGTGATAGTTTATGCAGATGAACAAGATATTGTGCTAGACTGACAACTCAGATACTATATGTAGACATATATGCCAATACCGAAACCAAAAGTAGGAGAAAGTAGAAGCAATTTTATGAGTCGTTGTATGGGAGATAACACTATGACGGAAGAATATGACACTGACCAAAGGCTAGCAGTCTGTAACTCAAGTTATAATTCCAAAGGGGAAGAACAGGTCAACGATGAAAAACGCAGAGTAGGCGAAGATGCTTACACCACCGAAGAAGAAGCTGAAGCTAGAGCAGAAGAAATAGGCTGCACTGGTACGCACAGCATGGATGAAGATGGCAACACTATATATATGCCTTGTTCTACACATGCCGCTTACGTTGAAGCTATAGGCTCTGATGAAGAAGAATCAGGCTATGGATATGGTGGTCGTATGAAGAAACCTAAAAAGCCCAAGAAAAAGGAAGATGATATGTCGCATGAAGATAATGTGGAAGAATTAAAATCTTTTATAGAAGTGCACTCTGAAATAAAAGCAGATTCTAATGAAGATGGCACGTTTGAAGGCTACGGCTCTGTTTTTAACAATACTGATTTAGGCAATGATGTAATTAAAAGTGGTGCTTTTACAAAAAGCCTGCAAGAAAGAGGTACTAGAGGAGTCAAACTTTTATACCAACATAAATCAGATATGCCTATCGGTGTGTTTGATGAGATAAGAGAAGATTCACATGGACTTAGAGTTAAAGGAAGATTGGCTTTAGGCACAACAGCAGGCAGAGATGCCTATGAATTATTAAAGATGGGTGCATTGGATGGTCTAAGCATAGGCTTCCGTGTAAACCCTAAAGAGGTTTCTTATGATAAACGCAAAGGTCAGCGTATTATCAAAGAGGTAGACTTAATGGAAATTAGCCTTGTTACTTTCCCTA